TATGATAGTGCTTGGGATAACGTGCCTATTGAACTAATGAATGACTACAAACCAACAGATCAAGATAGGCAGATCATACAGGAAAGAATTAATAACAAACTAAATAAATAAAACTATGAAACAATTACCTGAAGATACAATAGCAATTAACGATAAGATCGCAGATGCAAAAGAACTATTAAGAGAAAATGGATATTACATATACTCTATGTACCACATTGAAGATGTACAATCTTATTATGAATGTACTGATGCAGAAGCTATGGATATATTAGATCAAGCATTAGACAATGACGGAACTGCAAATCAAGTATGGGAAAGTATAAGATACTTTGCTGAAGATATGGGACTTAAAGAAAAAGAAGATTAGTTATGGAAAGATACCCATTTAAAGAAGGGGATGATTACTATATTGTGATCAAGCACAAGGATAAGGTGTATAACCTAGATGAATACCAGATCTTATGGAGTTGTTGGGATGATGTTAGCGAGGAGATATACAATATAAAACCTACCAGAAAATTATTTAGAACAAAAGAAGATGCACAAGAATATATTAATAACTTAAAAAACTAAAATTATGAGCAAGATATATATAGAAAATTCAACATTTATGGAATACATAGATGAATTAGCAACACAAATTACAGAGATGAATTATGGTGCTGAAACATACAGAGAACTTAAAAGTGATTTAGATAACGATATTAGAATGATTTTTACAGATGAGGCACAAGATTTTTATAATGAGATGTATGATGAGTATGAAACACTAACTAACAATCTGTTAGGTGTATATAGCAATACTGAATTAGACAATCTGGAAGATGTTGCAAAAAAATATAGAGAATTAAAATTAAATAAATAAAATTATGGAGACAAGAAACGATTTAGAATATGCAAACTCTCAACCAAATGAGAATGAAATGAAAGAAAAGAAATTAAGTCTTATGAAAGATAAGGATAAGATTATACAATGGTATGATCACTTTGTTGACTATGTCAATCAAGTAGATCCAAACATATATAATGAGGCATGTGAGTACTCTGATAACGCAGAAGAAAGTATATAACTATGAGGTATTTAGAAGACTTACTATGGATACCTGCGTTCATTATGTTTGCACTACCTATATTAATTATATCATCTGTTTATATTTATCTACTTATAAGAGATATTATGATCGGGTTAAGGACTTTTTGTGAAAAAAAGATTCACAAAAATTAGGATTGGTGAAAATTATTTACTAATCTTGTGTAGAATTATTACTAACTATTTAAATTAAATTGAAATGAATAAACTAAAAACAATAAAGATAAAAGGAAGAGAGTATGTAGAAGTCAACGAAAGACTTAAATACTTTAGAAATAACTATCCAAACTTTACATTAACATCTGAAATTACACATATTGATTCTGAAATGGTAGTTGTTAAGGCATCTATTATAGATCCTGATTGGGTAACTAAAGCTACGGGACACGCACACGAAGAAAAGTCATCTAGCTATATTAATAAAACAAGCTATGTGGAGAATTGTGAAACTTCTGCATGGGGTAGAGCATTAGCAAACTTTGGTATAGGTATTGACTCAGGAGTAGCATCTGCTGATGAGGTAGAAACAGCTATTAAAAAACAATCTCCTGACAAGAAGAAGATGTCAGCTAAAGTGTTTGAAGAAATGCTTAAAGCTATAGCAGATGGTAAAGGAGATCTTGTTAAGGAGAGAATGGGCAACTACATAATGACCTCGGCTCAAGAGAGAACTATTAACACTCAATTATCATAGTATGTATAGTAAGTATATAAAGGAGTTTGCTTCAGATGAGGCATACTACAGTGACTTTAAATTTATAACTAACTCGCAACTAGGATTAATTAAAAGGAGTCCAGCTACATACCAGCATTACAGAGACTTTCCTAGCTTGAGACCTCAGACTAAAGCATTGAATTTTGGCAGGGCATTTCATATGTGTATGCTTGAGCCAGAAAAGTTTGATCAATATGTTATACAAGAGCCTGATGTAAACAAGAGAACTAAGGCAGGAAGAGAGGAATATGAGGAGTTTGTAAAAGAGAATGAAGACAACATTATATTAACTAGTGTGGAGCATAAGTCTCTAATAGGGATGAGGAATAGATTATTCTCTTGTCATGAAGCTGTGGATCTTTTATCAGGTGGAGTAGCTGAACAGGTATCTGTATGGAAAGATAAAGATACTGGTATTGAATGTAAATGTAAAGCTGATTACTGGAATAAAGATAAGAGAATACTTGTAGATATAAAGACAACTCAAGGTGCTAGTATGAATGATTTTAGAGGATCTTCTTATAAATATGGATACGATAGACAGTCGGCATTTTATTCAGACGGATTCAAGGCAGATGATTTTATTTTTATAGTAATAGAGAAAAATGCACCATATAATATAGGGATATATTATTCAGGGGAGGAGTTTATATCTGAAGGGAGACAAAAGTATGCACAACTATTAAACACCTACAAGCACTACTTTATAGATAAAGTACAAGATCCATACGAACACACTTATTTAGGAACATTATAAAATTTAAAACTATGAGTAAATTATTTAAAACATTAAAACAAAGTAAAGTAACAAAGAACAAGGTTGGGGATATAACAGGATTATCTATACCTACAGTCAGAAAATATCTTAAAAACCCTGACCTGTTCTCTGTTGGAGACGGAAAAAACATACTAAAACATTTAAAGAATAAAGATTATGAGTACACTTTTGGAGAATTATTTAACATTGAAGAATAGCTTTAGGGATAAGTCATTTAGTAACGCACTTCTTTTAATAAGTCAAACATTTAAAGTTACACCTAACCAGATGATGGCTAGTGGTGGAAGGAAAAGAAGGTTTGTGCAACCAAGAAATGTGTTATGCTACATGATGTATACTAAGCTAGATTATAGGCTAGAAGAAATAGCTGAACGAATAGGATATAAGAATCACACTTCTGTAATGCATGCTTTAAATATGCACACTGTAGATCTTAAGTGGGATGAATCTTACAAAGAAAAATATCAAGTAGTTGTAGATGGTTTAACTATAGACGATCCACACGATACTGGTATTGACTTCGGAAACACCGAAGGAACTTTAAAGTCTTTTCATTATAAAATTCTAACTATAGAAAGTAGAATGGAAGCTTTAGAGAAGTTTATTAATTAACTAACTAATTTTATTATTATGAATAATGAGAACATTTACTGCGGGAGCGGTACAGAAAAGGTCTTCGATGAAGGAAGATCACTTGTTAACTTTACTATTGACCTAGCTAAATTAAAAGATCATGTGTATGAGTATAATGGCAAGAAATATATTAACCTTACTATGGGAGCAAACAGAGATGGTGCTAACGAGTACGGCAAGACACATTATGTTAAAATAAATACGTTTAAGCCTGAACCTCAAAACAACTCTAAGGAGAAGAAAGAGGAAGCTTTACCATTTTAATTTAACACTTATGGAGGGGGAGTACGGGGGTGCATCCCCTCTATATAAAAAAACTAAACTATGTATTTAAAAATATCTAAACATACATCTATTGACAGTAATTCAATCGCAGGTTTTTCTTGTGAGGGAAGAATACTATATATTATTAGGAAGAACAACGATAAACCTTTAGATATTATATATGATACGGAAGATGAATGTAGCCAAATATTTCGCAACCTAAATAAACATTTTAAGTCTAAAGATTTGATGATAGTGATGTCATCGCCTATAGAAACAAACGAGGATAAAGAAATAAAACTTGCTATGTTTAAAACATTTTGGGATCTGTACAATAAAAAGACTGGTATGCAGAAATGCCAAGACAAGTTTCTTAAGTATAATATGAAGACCATGCAGAAAATTATAAACTCTGTTGTCCCCTACACTAAAGAGACTCCTGATCCAAAATTTAGAAAGAATCCTTTAACATGGCTCAATGGAGAGTACTGGAAGGATGAAAAAGAAAAACAAGAAGATAAACTAAAACAAGAATTTAATGTAAATGATCTATTTAAATAATGAGTCTTAATAATGATAGAATAAAAATAAATAAAACATCAGGAGAAGTTAGGCATGTCTGCCATAATTGTTCTACAGATAGAAAAAAATCTAAAGAGAAATGTCTAGCTATAAATGGTGAAACTGGTGCTTATATATGTCATCACTGCGGAGATAGTGGTATCATAAACCAGTATAAAACATATAAGAAAGAAAAAGAGATAGAGTACTCTAGACCAGAAATGACTAACTCAACTGATTTATCAGATGAAATGGTGGACTGGTTTAAATCTAGGGGAATATCTCAGAGAATATTAATAAAAAACAAAGTAACTCAAGCTAAAGAATATATGCCTCAAGTATCAGAACATAGAAACACTATTTGCTTTAACTACTTTAGAGATGAAGAATTAGTTAATGTAAAGTATAGAGATGGGGAAAAGAATTTTAAACAATTTAAAGATGCTGAGAAAATATTCTACGGTTTAGATGATATAAAGGACCACGATGAAGTGTACATAGTAGAGGGAGAAATGGACAAGCTATCTTTAGATGAGGTGGGTATAGAGAACTGTGTATCTGTTCCTGATGGAGCACCTAATCCAGGTACTAAGAATTATGACAATAAATTTTCTTATCTAGATAACTGTTGGGAATATTTTGAAAATAAAGAAAAGGTATATATATGTTCAGATAATGACACTAATGGTAGAGTATTACTTGAAGAACTTAGTAGAAGAATAGGTAGAGAGAGGTGCTATATAGTTAAACTACCAGAGGATGTTAAAGATGCTAACCAAATGTTAATGGAACATGGTAAGATAGCTTTAGAAACCATACTAAAAGATGCTGAACCTTATCCAGTTGACGGTATATTTACAGTAAGATCTGAACAAGATTATATGATAGGTGTATTTAATAATGGTAAAAAGAAAGGATTAACTACAGGATATCAAGTATTAGATAATCACTATACACTTAGAACATCCGAGCTAGATGTGTGGACAGGTATTCCAGGCTCAGGTAAAACAATGATGGCTATGCAAATTATGCTTAACTCATCTGTTCTTTATGGCTGGAAGTGGGGTATTTTTAGCCCAGAGAACTACCCAGTTGGAGACCTGTTTGACACTCTTGCAGAGATGTATATAGGAAACACATCAGATGTAGATGTAAAAGATAGGATGTCAATACATGAATATCATGAAGCTATTGAGTTTTTAAATAAACATTTTTTCGCTATCTATCCTGAAGATGATTTTAGTCTAGATAATATACTGTCTAAATTTAAACACTTAGTATTAAGACATGGAATAAAGGGATGTTTACTTGATCCTTTTAATCAGCTAGACCATAAGTTTCAGGGTAAAGATGAAACAACATACATAGGAGAGTGTCTGACTCAGATAAGGAGATTTGAACAGGTTAATGATCTTAAGTTTATTATTGTAGCACACCCAAGAAAGATGGATAGAGATGATCAGGGTGGGTATAAAAAACCAACAGCTTATGATATTAGTGGTAGTCAAAACTGGTTTAATAAAGCTGATAATGTTATATGTATACACAGAGATAACTCTATGGATATAAATAATACATCTGTTTCTTTTAGTGTACAAAAAGTTAAGTTTCAAAAGTTAGTAGGTGTACCAGGAGAAGAAGCTTTAAAATATGACAGAAGATCTGGAAGGTATTTGGATTACCATATGAACTGTCCGTTAGATAAAATAAGTCAAACACATAGCCTTTGGAGAAGAACATGAGAAAAACAATATATTTATTAATATTAAAATGCTACTATCAAAATGTTAATTACAATAAGATAGGAAAAAGGATGGTAAGTAAGAATAAAAACCATATAACTATTGGAGACTTATGTTTTACAGAAAACACAATAGAAGGTTTAAAGAATTGTAAAAGATCTATGGAAAAGATAGAGTTTAAGATAAAGAAAAAAAGTAGTAAAGAAATAGAGATAACTATAGAAGAAGTATTAGACTCATTAGATCTGGGTTTAAGTAACGATATATATTAACCAAATTTATTAATTATGAGAGGAGTGTTTTTTATTGCGGTAATGCTGTCGTTCCAGCTATACGCACAGAGATTAGATTATGGTATTTATGTCTCAAATAAATACGGTAACGCAGATGTTGAAAATAATTTATTGTACAATGAATTTATTTCAGAGCCTTATACAACAGTAATTGAGGTTAGACCTGATGGTATGAGTTTTTGTTTTGAAGAAAATGATTATTGTCATGACCAAAAATTAAAGTATGTAGGTGTTCATAACGGTTACGATACATATACTGGAGAACACTGTAAGATTATTATAAATTATCGCATAAGAGGTTTGTCTTTGTTGTATGAAATAGTAGATAATAAATATGTTAAAACTGTAGAGTTTTGGAATCTAAAAAAGTTATGAGAAGAAAAAAAAAGTATAACAAAAAGGTAAGGAATGCTACCGCCACCACATTTAACGGTATTAAATTTAAGTCTAAGCTAGAAAAGTTCACGTACCAGTGTTTAAGAGTGGCGGGCATCCCTTTCCAATATGAAGAGGTTAGATTCACTATTATCGATAAATTTATATACCCAGGTGAATGTATTGAAAAGAAAAAGAGTAAGGGTAAAAACGTATTTATAAAAGCTTCTAGCAATATATCACAGGCCACGTATTTGCCTGATTTTGTCAATCTAGAGCAAGGTTGGATCATAGAGTGTAAGGGTCTTAGAACAGAGGCATTTAACCTTAGGTGGAAGATATTCAAGAATAGACTTGTAAAAGAGAAAAAAATTTACGATCTTTACATGCCTGGAACACAAAAACAGATAATGGAAGTTGTGGAAAGGTTGAAAGTTAAACAAACAAGAAAAGTAAAGAGAAATGCTACAAGGAATATTTAAATCTCTTATTGGTAATGCTTCAAGTATTATTGATGAGTGTGTAACTACAAAGGAGGAAAAGCTAAACCTCAAATTAAAAATGAAAGAGTTAGTTCAAAACTCTTTAGCAAATGCACAAGAACAAGTAACTAGAAGATGGGAGGCAGACGCAAAAGCGGGATGGTTGCCAGCTAATATAAGACCATTAACAATGGCCTTCTTAACTATAATGCTGGTAGTTATGTCTTTCTTTGATGGTAATGTAGGAGGATTCCAAATGAATCCTGTATATGTTCCTGTGTATCAGACTTTGCTCATGGTCGTTTACTCGGCCTACTTCGCTGGTCGCTCGATTGAAAAAATAAGAACTAATAATAAAATTAAAAAAAATGGAAAAGACAATTAAATTAGAAGAAAAAGAGTTAAACGAAATCCAAGGTATAAAGGAAGAGAATAGCAGATTAACTGTAGAATTTGGTAAGGTTAAATTAGATCTTATAATGTTAAAAGCTAGACTTATGGAGGTTGAAAAAATGGAGTCTGATATGGAGGCTAGATTTAAAGGCAACATGACTAAAGAAAAAAAGATGTTAGATAAGCTTAATAAAAAATATGGAGAAGGCTCAGTAGATTTAGCAAACGGAATATTCACACCAACAGCCACTGACAATGGGGAAGAAAAACGCTAAGAAAAAAGCTTGGAGAGATAAGCTTACAATGTTAAATATTCTTAGAAAAAGAATAAAGAGATCTAAATTTGAGGCTAAAGTAAAAGAGCTTCAAGGTAAAATTAACTCAATAAAATCAAGATTATGAAAGTTATATTAAACCCAGACACTTTAGCTATGGTTCTAGCACATAAGAAAATAGAAAAGAAATATGAGGATATAGGGTTCTCACCATGGGAAGATGTCTATGAACATTATGTTGGTAGAAGGTTAACACCAGAAGCTAAGTTAGATTACGAAAAACACTATAAATACTTCTTAGATATTATAATATCTAAATCTAAAGTTTTAGAACAAACTGAATGTTTTGAAGACAATAAACCCACCGAAACGGTGGGTCTATCGAACTAAAACTATGAAAACAAAAAGAATTGAGTCTTCGTGAGAAGTAAATATAGTAATTCTATATCAATTACCAAAAAAAAATTGTAGTTTTTATTAACAAGACACTGGGATATCCCCAACTGATATATCTATATATGTTATATATACCTCCTCACCTTCTTCTATAGCTTCCGCTATTGATGGGTAAACAGATTTATAAGCATTTGTTGATCCACCTATAAAACCGTCCTTCTTGATTTGATTGTTTTCTTGTGAGTTTCCGAGCAAGAGGCACCCAGCAGTATGTTCATCAGTGTTACCACAATGAATAAGAATATACTCGAAACCAGGAACATCAACAATATGAAGCATACCTTTGTGAATATCAGAAAATCTTTTAGAATATTTTTTATGGAAGCCACCTTCTTTTCTTAGTTTAATTTTATACGTTCCTTCGGGGATTCTAGTTTCTCCAGCAACTTTAGTTTCTCGTTTTTCGTCTTCCAAAGTATAAGCCAAGAATTGTCTCCCAAGCATTTTATCACTATCATCAAATAATAATCCGTTTGTTGAATCTAATCCGTTACTAAACCTAATTACTAAAAGATTCATTACCCTCTAGTAAAATAAGCGTACTCAACTTGCACTGTGTTAGCCGAAGCTTCAAGTTGTAGTTTACCAGCTCCCTCTGCGTAGAAAGGAAAAAAAGCAAACTCACCTGTTTTTAATTCCATTATCGTTGTTCCATCAGCTGTTTCCACGTGTACTTTGTCAGAACCAGAACTTGAACCAGCAGAATTTAACCCAGTGTGCTTTAGATAAACGTATCTAGGAGAGTCTAAGTTTGGAACTATAATAGTATCACCCCCTGTAACTGTGGCTGTTATTTTTGATATATTAACTATAGGTGACACAACAGTTAAAGCGTCTGTGACTGTAAAGTTTAAAGAATCAGAAGTAGCATCTGTACTGGTTAGTGTTAATGATGTAGATAATGTAGCCATGTTTTTACTTTTTTACAAATATAATTATTTTTTTTCAGTTTTCCCAAGATCCTCCAAAGGATTTCCCTCTGAATCACCATCAATAAATCTCATAGGCCTTTCAACTGGACCAGCTATACCACCTTTCTTATCACTGTCTTCGTCATCACTTTCTTCGTCCTCACTGTCTTTACTGTCTTTGTTGAAAAAGCCTTGAAATTTATCTAGGTATTCCCTAACACCCATATTCTTACCTGGAACTTTAAATTGATCTTCCCTACCTTCTCTTATAGAGGCAAAATATTTCCTAGTATCTTCATGACCAAGAAAGTGCTCTAGAGCCATAAGATCATAGTCACTAAAGTCACCTAATATACCAGATTTAGAAAAGTCTGAAATAGCATTGTTTGTTAAGTTATCTCCTCCTGGACCATACTGTTTCTTTAAGGATTTTAACATCCTTGGATAAGATTCTGTAGATAACCAATTCATATAATTTTCTTGAATATCAGGGCTATTTATAAACTCCTCCTTGCTTTCTACGCCATACATATCCTTTAAATTCTTTTTATGAACGTCACCATATATTATTTGATAAGGACCAATAGCGTTACTTCCAGATTCATTTAATTTACTATAGTCCATATCCCCAGAGTTTTCAACAATGTTGATGGCTCTTTTAAATCGATCTAAGTCAATTTTATTATCTTCTTTATTAACCTGAGTTCCTGTTTGTCCGTTATTTTTATTTAATCTAGGCATATTTTAAATTTTAAATTTCAAATCCAAAGTTCATAATCATAAATCTAAATCTTTTGCAACTACCCTTTTTGTTTTCACAAACTAAACAAGGACAGAACATTAATTCAAATATAGTAAGTGTACTTATTCTAAATGTTAACTCGTATTTATCTTTTTTGTTTCCTGCTTTCCAAGAATTAATCCAGTTCATATTATATATTTTTAGTTATTATTTATTAGTTGTTGTAGATCTCATATTAACCCCTTTAAAGTCTGGGTCAATAGAGTTAGGGACACCATCATTATCATGATCACCCTGTAATTGATTGTTTATTATTATTAAAGCTTGCTCTTTTGTTATTCCTTCAGCATCTGCATCTTTTCCAGTTATATTAAAATAGTCTACCTTCCAATTATCACCTCCTTTTGATAAAGAATCTATAAACTGACCTAAAATCCTCATTTGAGACTGTGGTTTACCAGATTCACCATAAGCAACTTTAGCCATCTCACCTTTACTCATTTGAGTCTGAGGCTTACCCGTTTTTCCGTAGGCAACTCTACTCATTTGATCTTGACTCATTTGAGTTTGTGGTCCACCTTTTGATCCGTAAGCTAACTTATTCATCTCCTCTCTTGTTAATTGAGTCTGAGGACCTTTAAATTTACCGTAAGCTTTATCAGTCAACTCTTTATCTGTCTGTAAGGTTTGAGGCTTGCTGGTTTTACCATAAGCTTTTTCTTCCACCTCTTTATCAGTTTTTTGAGTTTGTGGAACGTATTCTTTTTTAACCTTCATCTTTTTCCTTTTTATTTATTTTTACACTTTTATCTTTCTTTTTAGTTATATTTTTAGAATCTTTTTCTTTTTCTTTCAATTCATCTAAATAAACTCTACCATACAGTTCAGGAGAATTTAAACCTAAAGTTTTATCTATAGTAGAATCTAATTCATGAATATCTGTTGGGTTTAAGTTCCACTTATCATAATAACTTATATATTCTCCTTTGTCATCTTTACCAGAATCTATTGTTAAATGACCTAGTGACTCACTATAATCATAATTATCTTTTATAGCTTTGATTAAATTATCAGAACCATATTTTGTCCTCCACTTATTTTTTTTTAATATTTTTTTTATTCCATCTTCAGTTTGTTTAGAAGTATAATAGGTCACATCACTATCATCTGTTTTTGTTTCAGTAGGTCTATATTGTGATTCATTTATAGTATTAAATTTTTGATCCTGTCCCATTACCATATTTAAAAGATCTTGTCTTTCTCGACCTATAAGATTTGACCCCTCATAATTTGCTCCTTCTTCTGCCTGATCTAAAACAGCAGCATTAAATATTCTAGTAAGAGTACCCCTCATTCCAGGAGATCCACCAGAAGGACCAGTGTATGATCTAGGATATAAGTTTTCAGATAAATTTTCTTTCCAATTAGATATATTAGATATCACCTTACCCATATTGGATAAGTTAAAAGGGGTTGATCCCCCTTCTTCCGCTATCATATATCTTTTTTTTATCTTCATCTTTTACCTCCGTCATACTCTACAGCATGACCTTCTTTTACTAATGTTTCATTAATATTTATAGGTAGGTCTAAATTATCTGGATAAATAGTTAAATCACCTATAACTCTTCCATACTTTCCTAACTCCTTACTCTCTACAACAAGATCTCCCTTGTCTAGTAATTCTATTAATCTAGCCTTTGAAGCTAAACCTTTTTTCTTTTCCTCTAGGTCTTTTGTTCTAGACTCAGGTGCATTTATACCAGCTAACCTTACTCTTTTGTGAACACTTATATCAAAACCCAAATCTATATTAACATCTATGGTATCTCCGTCAACCACTCTGTCTAACTTTGCTTTATATGTATACATTTAATTAAATTTTGCGATCATTAATTGATCAATACTTTTCTGCACATCCTTTTTGTTAGCATCAAGTTCAAACATTATATTAGCCTGAAACCTTTCTTTTTCTTCTCCACTCTCAAATATTATAACTGTAGGTATAGATATTACACTATACTTATCTTGGAGTTTAGGATATTTTCCTATATCAACTCTATATTTAGAGCAATCATTTAAACTAGAAAGATCAGTAAACTCATTAGAAGCGTTCCAGTCAACCCAAAACTCTACAGCTACTATATCTTTAGCTATCTTTTGATTAAAATTATCCTCACTAATAAAATCTTGAGAGGTTGCTGTTAAAGCATATAATAACAAAATAAATGTTATTAATAATTTTAAATCCAAATATTTCATTTTAATTCGTCTATTTTCTCTCTGAGATACTTTATGTCTTCCTTTATCTCTTTAACATCCTCCTGCGTTGTCATTATGGTTTGTCTCACCATTTTATCCTTCATTTCAAATTCCATTTTAGTAACCTCTGGCTCTGGTGGAATAGGTAATTCTTTAGCTTCAGCTATATCTGCCTGCAACATAAACCACATACTCACAAGACTAAATATCATAAAAGCCATACCACCTATAGTTTTAATACTAAGCTCAAACTTTGATTCTTCTGAAATTTCTTTTTTCATTTCTTTTTTTTGTTTATTCTACATTTCCATTTTCTTAACGCTAAAGCCTTTCTTGTTGGCCTTCCTTTACTATCTTTTAGTGGACCTTTCATTCCACTCATTCTAGCACAAAAAGACTTACGTCTCTTGGCTGATTTACTTCCTTTTTTTACCTTTCCAGTTACAGCCATTTTTAATTTTGACCCTGGATTAGCTCTTCTGTAAGACGCAACTCCTTTTTTATTTAATCCTCCACTAGGGCTTTTACCTTCCTTCCTAGTCCATGCCGCTGTCTTTTTAACCCTAGCCATATCATTTACCTACTTTATCCATAGCTATATTATGAGCCTCAGTAAATGTTTTGCCTTGTTGCATTAATTTTATCATCATATCCATATGCTTTTTAGTATGATGTTCTTTATGTCTCTCTAAAGTTTTTAACTGTCTGTCGGTTAGTTTTTTATTTATCTTAGCACCTTTTTTAGCTTTGCTTTTTTTGATTGCATCATCAGAAACTGTTCCTTTGCCTGGCCTAGATGTATTAGACTTTTTTCTTTTATTTATATAATACCATAGACCCTTTTTAACTCTACGTCCATCTTTTGTTGTGTGATATTTACTTTTCTTTGTCATAATTTATTTTTTTGCAAATTTTTCTACTCCACTAATACCAAAACATCCAAGCACAACCCACACAAAACTGTCGTATACAAACTCATTTATAACTAAGTCATAGCCATACCAACCCGTCATTAAGTCGGCAACCATTATTACACACATTATTAGGAAAGCTACAAATCCTATTATAGCCTTTTCATTCCAATCATTATTATCTTTAAATATATTCATTCTACTTTCTTACTATCACCTCACCTTTACTGTTTCTTTTAAGAACCTTTTTATCTTTTCTATTTGCTATAAAACTTCCTAAACCAGGAAAAATCATATTTAAAGATTGTGTGTTAGCTGTTTTTAAAAATTTTTTTAATAATCCACTTTTAGATCTAGTAGGCTTTGTTACCTTTTTAAAGGTGGCTTTCATATTCTTAGGCTTCTTATCTGGTTTTATTCCATTACTCATAATTAATTTATTATATATTTTATTTTACCATCTTCTATATAAATACTTTCAGGACGCTTTATTGGTTGCCCTAACATATTATACATAAGACCTGTTTGATTAGATTTATCTAATATTTCTTCCATACCACTGTTACATGGTAGTCCAGAATCACAATCAATATATTCTGTGTTTATTATTTCTACATACTCTATAATAGTATCAACAACAACTATCTCAATATATTCTGTGTTTATTATTGTGTCGTATTGGATAATAGTATCCGTTACAAAAAACTCCACATACTCTATTTCTGTTTCCACTATTGTGTCGTATACAACCACGTCAACATATTCTATAACGTCTATAAACATAGTGTCTAACACCTCTGCATATACTGTGTCGGTTATATATATATATTCTGGAACAAGAACCTCTACCTCTTCTATAACTGTGTCAACTACTATTTGAGTTATATACTCTGTGTTATATATAGTGTCCAACTGTAAATCAATAATTGTATCAATAACAATATTTGTTATATACTCTGTCTCTACAATAGTATCAAACTGTATTATTGTTTCATAAACAAAGAAAGGAACCTCTACCTCTTCTACAATAGTGTCAATTTCATATATATATTCTGTGATATATTCTATTACAGGGATATCTACATATACAGTGTCACATGGCTCTACAGGTGGAGCACAATCTTCTGGTGTCGTAGGAACAGCACCGTTCTCATCACTTGCATCAATACAATCTTCCCATCCATCATTTAACCAAGATGTTTGTACACATCCATTAGGAGCATATTGAGTCCAGTTTGCTGGATCATCTCCACAGTAATAACCCTCTGCTTCAGCACAAGCTAAACAAATAGCTTGAAAATCATAACCTTGAGAAAAAGAAAACGAGCTTATAAATACAAATAATATTATTAATAATTTTTTCATGTCTATTTTATTTTTACTGTATCTAACATTATAATATGATCAATACCGTTTGTTAATCGTATAGTGTCAACTCTAATTGAGTCTTGCAGTGTTTCAACTACTGGCTCTGGAATAGGATTAGGATTGTATTTATCTGCATTAAATAGCATTGAGCATCCTGAACATAATATTAACAACAGTATAATAAATCTCATAATTAAAATATTAAATAGTTAAAACCAAACTTAACCTCGTACACTGGCTTCATCCAGTAACGCATGTGTGTTCCTTCTATAAACATACCTAAGTGTTTTGTAATACGAGATCCAAATACCATTCCAGCATCCCACTCTATATTATCCCACTCTTCTACACCATATTCAAATGAGTATTCATCCATACCATAGTGGAAAGGCATGCAATTAGCCCACATATGCAACCAGAATTTAGGGGTATATTTATAATATGCTATTCCTATAACAGCACTTAATTCTTTTTGCATTCCAAGTTTTTCTAATTCTCTTTCATTATATCTTGCTACTGCATCTCCGAAGTAGTGGTTGAAGAACTCATCGTTTGAGGTAGCAACTAAAACAGAGTCCCCACCACTAACATCGTACCAGTTTTGATTCACGTAAAAACCTTGAACCCACTGTTCTGGTGCATACCCAAAGTCTTGAGCCAACTGTTGAAAAGTAGACTCGCCAGGTATCCAGAAATCTTCTATGGGAGTTACACCATATACTGGATGCATACGAAAGACTCCACCTATTGTAAAGTCCCAATTCCCTTTGTTAATTCTAAATCTTGTGTCAAATGAATTGTATCTTAAGTTAACCCTCTGGTTATCTTTGTATTGTACTTTTGTTACGCATTTATCTCCCAGGTATCTAAGCCAGAAATTTTGCTCAGTATATTTATCCCCACGATTACGTATAAATGAATAATTAAGTAAATACTCCCAACCAGTAGCATTACCAATAGTAACATTATCTGCAACAGCCTTTTCAGTGCCATAATACCATGTTTTAACTTTGTACTCATAATCAAATCTTGCTATTTTACGTAAACCTATTGTTAAATTATAATCATAAGGATGAATAGTTGTTACATCTTCATAACCTTTATCAATAGCTATATAATCTCCTCTCTCAGAAAAAGAGGTATTCATTGTCATTGATGTGTAAAAAGTAGAGTATTTAAAAAAATCCCCCTGACCAAAAGCGGCAGAGACTCCAAACACTACAAGCATTATAATTACATATAATATATTTGATACATCTTTTTTCATTAAACAAATATAATAATTTTAATTTATTCTTTTAACATATTGAGAAGTTTTTCATCTCCTTTGCCCAGAGGAATAATACTTTCATTTATATATACAAGATACTGGTATCTTTCTCTAAACTCTTTATTCTCAAACAAACCACCCTCTGTAGCGTCTTTTATAAGCTCATCGTACATTTCAGGATTGTTGTTAAATAAATAATAAGACTCAGAGAAAAATGCCTCTGCTTGAGATATAGGGTAATACCTAGCTCTCCACTTCATATCTCTAACTTTATCAGAAACCATCTGATCCATTATACCATTCTTGAAGTATTCTCTAACTTTATCTTTATCAGACTCCCTCATTTTTGGTTGCCACTCTCCATATTCAGAAGGAGATCTTCTAGCTTTTATATCATAAACTTCATCAACAAAATCCTCTTGAAGATCTTCAATGTCATCAAAACCTAAAGCTGTTCCAGCGTCCATTCCTTCATCATTATCTTTTTTCCAAACAAGTATTCCACTATCATCAAACTCAACTCCCAGGTTTTTAAAAGCCTCTTGTTTAGCTAGTTTAAAGCTTGCTAAGTCGTTAGCCTCTATATTCATAGCTTCTTCTGCCTGTAAATCAAACTGACTCTTAGGAGATCTCCATGGTTGATCTGTATCTAACCTCATATGAAATCTTTCAAATGGAGCACCTAATGTACCGCTAAGACCTTCTATAAGATTCTTACCTACCTCAGGGTTTGCGTTAATAACATCATCTCCAGCTACATACATAGTATTAAACATTTGATACCAAATATTTCTATCTAAGTTTGTAACTATAGAGCTTGCCCCACTCTTCCACTGCTCCACAGGAAAACCTCCAGTTAAGTTTCCCATTTTATTCTCACTAGTTAATTTTCTACTTAAATCTTTGAGGAATTTATCCTCTACATTGTTTAATTCATAAAACTGATTATAACCCTCTATTCTCTGTGGACCCCTCCAAACTTTCTGTTGTCTAAATGGATCATAGTTATTTTTAATCTTTTGATAAGCAGTACCTAAAGGACCAGTTCCTATTAGTGCTGTTGGATCCCAACCTTCTAAAGGTAACGCCTTCTTAAGAGCTCTACCCCATCTAGTTTTTTCAGAACCTTCTCCCCAAGGAAGATAAGCCATAGGATCATCTGTACCTAATCTAGGTTTCTTACCTCTAGTAGCATAATAAACAGACTCCTCAAAAGGAACTCTAAGAACATTTAATCTACCATCTAATCTAACTTTTAGAATAAAAGGATTTCCTTGATCATCATCAAACCACTCTGGGAATATGATATTCATATTATTATCCTTTTCGTAATCAGTTAAATAATCGTAGTA